GCAGACTATGCCATTGTTCCCATTCTGGCACAGGTGGAGTACCCCGCCGATGGCAGTTCCCTTGATCTGATTCTGCCGGACAGCGTGACCCTGCTGGACTACTACGGCGCGCCCGCCGAGGATGCTGAAAGCCTGCTGCACAACGAATACAGCGAAACCTCCGCTGCGGTGCTGGGTGTATATGTGCAGGCAGATGCGAATTTTACCGCGCAGTTGGTTTACACCGCACCCGATGGCAGCACACTGACCAAAACCCTACAGGTAGCCATCGACCGCAATGCGACTGCCGAATATCCTTTCCCCGACAGCGAAATTGCCGCCTTTGCCGAGCGCCCCACCCCTGCGGTGACAAGTGGCAAGATCACCAAGGTTGCCAAGGTCAACGGCACTTGGCTGATCTGGTTCAACGGCGAACCCGCCTACTGCTGCACCCCCGGCGCAGACGGCCAGCCCAAGAACTGTCCAACGTACACTTATGTCAATACTTCTATGGTTGGCGCAGACCAGTATGTACCCGGCGACCACTATGGCAACCAGTACAGAATCTGGGGCGGTTTAACCCAGCTTTCGCTCGGTATGCAGGAGCTCCCTCCGGTTGCGCTCTCCGCAGAAGCGCCGAGTTTGCTGGATTCCTGCCGCACGATCTATACAGATGCGCAGATGCAGATTATCGAGAATTATCCTGACAGCACTGCCGCCAAAATTCTTATTGGATCCGCGCAGACGCTGTTGGAGGGCACAGACGCTTACGCATCCGCCCGCGGCTACTATACCTATATTTATCAGCCGGGACGCGCGGGCTGGCAGACTGTGGCTGTGATTGGCCCCGAAATCTCCGATGACGAACCGAACCCCAAACCCATCGTGCAGGAAATTTACGCCAACTGGGAAGCCCCTGCGCAGACCGCAAGCGGCAGCTTTGATTTTGACTACGGTATCACCACCAACAAGGTGCAGCTTAAAACCACCGAGAAAGTGGACGGCGCGACCATCGAGATTGAACCCATCACCAAAAGCGGTACTATTGACGGCGGCACATGGAATATTTCTCCCGCAGATAAACAGACCGTTACCACTGCTGGCCATACCAACGATGACAATTTTCAAAACAATGGCGGTGCTGCATCTGCAAGTTGGACGCTGCACTACTCCGTAAGCAAAACCACCGACAGCCGCAACGGACGAGTAGGCCCCTACACCACGCAGGACGAAGCCGATGCAGCCGCCGACAGCGCCCGCGATGCTGCGATTGCCGAGTTGCAGGGCGAGGCCCAGCGCATGGTGGACAATGCGGTTGCATCTGCAAAGGCAGAACTGGCGAACGTCAAATTCCGCTATGAGGAAGTGGGTGTTCCATACGGTTTTGAAATGTATTGGGGCAGCAACGGCAGCAACCAGACCATTTCTGTACCGGCCAATTCCAACAATGCCTATCTGATGAAAAACGATGAATGGTCCTTGCAGGTCAACATCAAGAAAACCGACAGCGAAACCGGCAATCAGATTGCTGCCGACGCGCAATATGAGATTTTCCAGTGGGATACTGTAACAGGCAAATACCAGCCCACCGGCGGTTACAACACTTACAGTGTGCAGCGCCAAGGCGATGGCACTTATGCGGTCATCAACAGTGCAGCCTATGCGACCACGGATTCCATGCGGCATACCCTTTACTACACCCAGCGTAATACGGGCAAGTTTATCATTGTGGAAAGCAAAGCGCCCACAGGCTATTTTGGCGATTGGACAGACATCAATCATCCCGGCATAGCCAACACTCCGCTGGGCAAGCGCGGTTACTATATCGAAATCACCGAGGACAGCGACAATTCTGTAATCTGGCTGGACAACGCTGACTACAATGCCGACATTGCCACTACCGACAAAGGCGGCACCAAACTTGTCACCCGTACAGGTGTAGAAACTACCGTTACCATTTACGACACTGCCAAAGACCCCAGCCGCACTTATAACACCGACAATAGCGGCAAGGCGGTCAATGAGGACAGCTACACAATCACGCCAACAGACGGCGTTATGAAAAATGACCGCACCTTGGGCGAAATCAGCATCTCCAAGGTTGACCTTGATGCCGTGCGGTATGTGGGCGGCAGCACCACCCACGGCACAGCTCTTGCCAGCGGGCAAGCCCACGGCGATGCCACGCTGGACGGCGCGGTGTATGACCTCTACGCCGCCGAAGATATTACGCACCCCGATGGCGTGACCGGCGTGGTGGACTACTCCAAAATCGTGGATGCAGACGGCAATCCCATCTGGCACACCACAATCCGCGACAACAGCGGGCAGTGGGTGTCTGATTATTTACCCGTTCTGAAAAAAGACCACCTTGTAGCCAGCGCTAAAATCGAGAATGGCTGGCTGTGCTTCAGCAATTTGTACCTCGGCAAATATTATGTCGTAGAGCGCTCCACCGGCGTGGTTATCCCGCTGCGTGACGGCGCTCTTGCTGTTTCCGGCACCTATCCCACCGTGGACAGCCGCACCAAGGCAGTCACCGGGCAGACCGCCGCGCTTGCCAAGAACGGCAGCGGCCAGTACACGGATTGGGTTTACAAGAACCAGTTTTCTACAGTCTCTAAAGGTAAAGCGTTGGATGGCTCTTGGACTTACGATGCCTATTACCTGTCCTTTGCAGACGGCTACCTCTGCGATGAACATAACTACTACATCACGCCAGCCTATTCTGATGAGGGTTGGTATGTAGAAAAGACCACCTTTGCCGACAATCGACAGGCAGCCGGTGAACAGATCGACAAGACCAGTTACAGCGCCAATTACCACATCCATGCTGATAACGCTTTGGCCGAAAGCCAAGACCAAGTTGCCAAAGGCAATGTGGAAATCAGTAAAATCGTATCCTCCAGCGGCCAAAGCAACGGACTGGAACTGGAGGGCGCGGGCTTTACGTTCTTCCTTGTGTCCGACCTGTCCAAAGCAGAACAGTTTGAACAGACCCGCAGCGGCAGCTACACCCTGCAAAGCATTTTGGATGCCTACATTGATAAGACCTACGATAACGAGCATCCGAAGTGGGATTTTTCTGCGGAAACGCAGGCCATCGCAAAGACCTATGAGGTCAACGCTGACGAAATTGCCGCCTACAACAAAACGCTGACTGCCGTAGGCGAAAACAAAAACGGCAAGGGCGATGGCTGGCAGCCCACCGGCAGCGCCAACGAATACCAGCTTGCCGAGATTTTCAGCAATGACACCGGGAATATTCGTGTGCAGGGCTTGCCCTATGGCACTTATCTGGTCGTGGAAACCACCGTACCGCACGACCTGTTCCAAGCTGAGCCTTTTATTGTTACCGTTGACCCCGAACAGGATAACAACCCGTGGGGCGCTATGGCCACTCCCAAGGGCAGCGTAATGACAGGCTCTGACAGCTATCAGAAATTCACCGTACTGGACGAGGAAATCGAAGTTTATCTCCGCATCACCAAAATTGACGAGGAAACCGGCAAACCGGTACTGCTGCCCGACACCGCTTTCCAAATCTATTGGCTGGATGAGCAGGGGCATTACCGTTATGACAGCAACGGCAACCCGAAGCTCGTCACGATGACCGATACCGTCAACAGCCATCTGACAAAAGATGTAACCACTTTTTACACCAACGGCGAGGGCATTCTGACCTTGCCCGAAAAGCTGCCGTTGGGCAAGTATCGCATTGTAGAAGTCACCGGCCCGAACGGATTCTACAACGAATGGCTGGATTCTGCCGGGTACGAAAACGGGGTCCTTGCCGATGATGCCGATGGCAGCTACTATGTGGATTTTGAAATCACCACAGACCGCATTTATGCAGCCACCGGCGACAAAAACGAGAACGGCATGGATACCCTTGTAATTGGTGAAAACTACTCTAACCATGAGACGCTGGGCAAATTGACGATCCGCAAAACAGGCGAGGTCTTAGCTGGCTGGAAAACAGAAGTTGGCGCACTTGACCCGTGGATGACCGGCGAGGCCGAGGACGGCAATTTCGTGTATGAAACCCGCCCGCTGGCCGGTGCGGAATACACCATCACCGCCGCCGAGGATATTTATACGCAGGATCGGCAGACCGACAATTATGGCAACCGCACGCTCTGGTATGCCAAGGGCGATGTAGTCGCCGTAGTCACCACCGGCGACGGCAGCGCAGACATTGCCGCCTTTGCCCCTGCCCGCACCAAGGCCACCTACGATTTCCTGTCCGTAATCCATGACGGCACGATTGGCGAAGTCAGCGTGACCCTGCCGCTGGGCAGCTACCATATCGAGGAAACCAAACCGCCTTACGGCTATGTCGGCACCCCTGAAAGCTATGATGTCACCTTTGCATGGGATAACGAACGGAACGATGTGGTTATGGCCACGAGCATTGCCAAATATGATGGCGCTGCATCTTCCCAGAGTTTTGAGGTCGTGCGCAGCAAGGATGCCAACGCCGATTTCACCGAGCAGCAGACCTTAAAATTCTACAATGACCGCGAAAAGGCCAAAGTAGGTGTTTACAAGGTTGACCGCGAAACCGGCAAATACCTTGCGGGTGCGGTATTCAACCTGTACGCTGCCGACGATATTTACAGCGTGGACGGCAAACTGTTGTTTGCGGCGGGCGAACTGGTCGCCACCAGCCCCGAAACTGGCGCAGACGGCTACACCTATTTTGACTGCGATATTCCTATTCGCGGCGAGTATTACGGCAACAGCATCCGCAAGGACGCCACCACCAACAGCGGTAATTACATCGTCAAGGAACTCCGCGCCCCTCTCGGCTATTACGTCAACGAGGAGCCGATGAAAGTCACTTTCACCTATGATGGACAAGCTATTATGGTGCTGGATAACACCTGTGCCAACAAGCCTACGGAAATGTGGGTAAGCAAACGTGACCTTACCAACGATGAGGAACTGCCCGGCGCCACCCTTGCTATCAAGGATACGGACGGCAATACCGTAACCACATGGGTGTCCACCGATGAGCCGCATCGCGTGACCGGGCTGCATTTCGGTGAATCTTACACACTGACGGAGATCCGCGCCGCTGATGGGTACGCACTGGCCAATGATATTACTTTCCGCCTGATTCAGAAATCCGATGAGGACGGCAATCATCTGGAGGAGTGCGAAGTTTACTATCTGACCACCAAGAACATTTTGTTCTGGAAGTGGGATGATTGGAAACTGCTGGACGATGCGACCGTTATTATGCAGGATGATATTACCAAGGTGCAGATTTCCAAGAAAGACCTTACCACCAATGAAGAACTTCCCGGCGCGGAACTTATCATTACCGATGAAAAAGGCAGCGAAATTGACCGCTGGATTTCTACCGATGCACCGCACTACATGGAGAAGCTGCCCGCTGGCAAGTATACCTTGACCGAGGTGACTGCCCCGGACGGTTATGCCATTGCGGAGCGCATGGAGTTTGAGGTGCTGCCCAACGGTGAGGTGCAGACCTTTGAAATGTTTGATGATACCATCAAGGTAAAAATTTCCAAGGTAGACATCACCACCAACGAAGAACTTCCCGGCGCAGAACTGGTTATCAAGGACAAGGACGGCACCGAGATTGACCGTTGGATTTCCACAAACGGACCACATTATGTGGAAAAGATGCCAGCAGGAGATTATACACTGACGGAAATCACCGCACCCAACGGCTACAAGGTTGCAGAAAGTATCGACTTTACCGTTCTGCCCACCGGCGAGATGCAGACCGTGGTAATGAAAGATGCCCGCGAGGACACACCGACACCTACCCCCGACAACACGCCGACCCCGGACCATACTCCGCAGCCCACGCCGAACACGACCCCAGCGCCGACACCCGTGCCCGCTGCACCCACTGCAACACCCACGCCGCTGCTGACGATTCCTAAGACCGGCGACAATTCTTCGTTGGGACTGCTGCTGGCGATTGCGGGAATCTCTCTTGTAGGGTTGGCAATTTTGATCTATAAGAGTGCCCGCAGCAAGGAATTGGCTCCCCGCACCGATGAGGATAATGACACCGAGGAATAAGCAAAAATGAAGTACACTTATCAGACGGACGGTCCACGCGGACCGCCCGCTTTTTATTGGAGAAAAAACATGAAACATATTTTAAGTTGCAGTTTCGGAAAAGACAGTATCGCCACCGCGCTGCTGGCCTTGCAGCATGGTGAACCGCTGGACGAACTTGTGTATTGCGAGGTCATGTTCAGCGAGGGAATATCCGGCGAGCTGCCCGAACACAACCGATTTATCCACGAAACGGCAATCCCGTATTTTGAACAGCGCGGCATCCCAACACGGGTTTTGCGCTCCGAAAAGACCTATCTATCCTGCTTTTACCATGTTGTCACACGAGGAAAAACCAAGGGGATGCTTTCGGGATTCCCTCTGAGTGGGCGCTGTACAATTCAGCGGGATTGCAAGCTGCCGCCGATCAAGGCATATCAGAAGGCATTGCCCCCGGACACGGTGCAGTACATCGGCATCGCCGCAGATGAACCCAAGCGACTGGCACGATTAAAGCCCGGTCAGATTTCTTTGCTGGACAAGTACCATGTGGCCGAACCCGAAGCGAGGTCTATGTGCGCAGCTGAGGAGCTGCTGTCCCCGCTGTATGACTTCACTAAACGCGGGGGTTGTTGGTTTTGCCCGAACGCGTCAATCAGCGAACTGCGGCATCTCTACAGATACCACCCCGAACTCTGGCAGCTTTTGCTTGAATTACAGGACGTGCCGAATAAACCCACCGAACGTTTTAGTTGGCGGCGCACTTTTCGTGAGATAGACGAACGTTTTCTGCAGGAGGGCGAACAACTAAGTTTTTATGAGGAACGGTGAACAATGGACGAACAGAAAAGACCCCGCGCGTGGGTGTACGCGCGAATTCCCGGCGACTACGATGGCACAATGAACAGCTATAAAGTTTGCTCAATGCAGGCTCTGCATGACGGCTGTGATATTGTCGGTGGAAGCATTGACGAGCGCGGCGGCTGGCTGCTGCGCCCCGGCTACCGCGATATGATGCAGCAGATTAAGGGTGGAAAAGTTGACCGCGTTTA